CGGACCATAGATTGTCATTTCAAAATTACTGTCCCTGAAATGGTCAATATACCAATTTTCTGTCCCGGATTTCGGTCTTGAATAATCATATGAATAATCATACGGATACTCCAGAAATGCATAGTCCTCTCTTCTCTCAGCTGAATCCGGATAAAAGCTTTTCTTTTCCTCCATCACCCATACCGGGTATGGAGCATATATTTTAGCCTCAATCCGTTCCATACGGGTACGGCTGTCTTTCGCGCCTATTTCACTTCCGATCACGAAACATTTTA